ACTAACTTGTTTAACGCATCATCTTACTTGATTGTTGATAACAACTATCTTAAAGTCTATGACAAGTACAACGACCAATATATTTATATCCCTGCGGCATCTTCAACTGCTGGTGTAATGGCAGCAACAGATGATGTTGCGGCACCTTGGTTCTCTCCTGCAGGCAGTCGTCGTGGTCAATACTACGGTGTAACTAATCTTGCATACTCAGCAACTAAAGCACAGCGTGATACTCTGTACAAAGCAGGCGTTAACCCAATTGTTAATCTGCCAGGACAAGGTATTCTTCTGTATGGCGATAAGACTAAACTAGGTCGTCCATCTGCATTTGATCGTATCAACGTCCGTCGTTTGTTCTTAGGCGTAGAACGTGCAATCAAAGCGGCAGCACAGAACGTAATGTTTGAATTCAATGATGAGTTCACTCGTGCTGAGTTCGTAAACATAATCGAACCTTTCTTGAGAGAGATTAAGGGTCGTAGAGGTATTACTGACTTCAGAGTTGTATGTGATGAAACAAACAACACTGCCGCAGTAATTGACAGCAATCAATTTATCGCTTCTATCTTTATCAAACCAGCACGATCTATCAACTACGTATCTTTGAACTTCGTAGCAGTTAGAACCGGTGTTGATTTCGATGAAGTAGTCGGTCTGGTATAAGGGAGAATAGACAATGGCAATTTTAGGCGTAGATGATTTTAAATCGAAACTCAGAGGGGGCGGTGCTCGTCCTAATCTGTTTAAGACAACCCTTAACTTTCCGGCATATGCTGGGGGTGACGTAGAACTTACGTCATTCCTTTGTAAGTCTGCACAGTTACCACAATCAAGCATGGCACCTCTTTTGGTACCATTCCGTGGTCGCGAGATGAAGATTGCTGGTGATCGTACATTCGAAGATTGGACAGTAACCATTATTAACGATACTGATTTCGATGTTCGTGATGCTTTCGAGCGTTGGATGAACGGTATCAATGCACACCAATCCAACACTGGTCTAGTTAATCCTGTTGATTATCAATCAGACTTAATTGTTGATCAGTTGGATCGTAACTCTGACGTACTAAAGCGTTATCAGTTCAGAGGCGCTTTCCCAACACTTGTAGGACCAATCGCCCTGAGTTATGATACTCGTGACGAAGTTGAAACCTTTGATGTGACGTTCTCATATCAGTATTGGGAATCAAATACTACTAGTTAAGACCGTACTAAATAATAGGGAGTGCTTCGGTGCTCCCTCATTATTATTTACTAGGAAAGAATATGGCAGACCAAGACAACAACAACGCATTAAAACTCTTTGGGTTTGAAATCAAAAGAGCAGGCAAAGCAAATTCTAATAAAGAGAAGTTGCCCTCTGTCGTGCCTCCAACAGACAATGACGGTGCAGGTTATGTAACTGCTACTGCTGGACACTTTGGTCAGTACGTAAACATGGACGGCGACCAGTCGAAAGACAACGCCCAGTTGATCATGCGTTATCGTGGTGTTTCAATGCATCCCGAAGTTGATATGGCAATTGAAGAAATTGTAAACGAAGGTATTTCATCATCAGAAAACTCATCATCGGTTGAGGTTGCACTAGATGATATTGAAGCACCTGACAAAATTAAAGACCAGGTTCGCGAGGAGTTTGACTCCATCATTGCGATGCTCAAGTTCAACGAATTGGGTCACGATATATTCAGATCGTTTTACGTAGACGGTAGACTGTACTATCATTTGCTTGTTAATGAAAGCAACATGAAAGCGGGCATCCAAGAGATACGTAACATCGATAGCGCAAAAGTGCGTAAAGTTAAAGAAATCAAGTACAAGAAAGACCCGAAAACTGGTGTTAAACTTGTTGATACTATTGATGAGTACTTTGTATACGAAGATAAACCAGGTAATCAGAATAGTGGTGTTAAATTAGCAACTGATTCTATTGCATATGTCACATCAGGTTTACTTGACGAATCTAAAAAGAAGGTAGTATCTTATCTTCACAAAGCATTAAAACCAATCAACCAATTGCGTATGATGGAGGATAGTCTTGTAATCTATCGTCTTGCTCGTGCGCCAGAACGTCGAATCTTTTATATCGATGTTGGTAACTTGCCACGTGGTAAGTCAGAACAGTACATGAAAGACATTATGACACAGTATCGTAACAAGTTAGTATATGATGCTGATACTGGTCAGATGAAAGATGACCGAAAGCATATGTCTATGCTCGAAGATTTCTGGTTACCTCGTCGTGAAGGCGGTCGTGGTACTGAGATTAGTACACTGCCTGGCGGTGAGAATCTTGGACAGATTGACGATGTTATCTACTTTCAGAAGCGTCTGTATCGTTCACTGAATGTACCTGTCAGTCGATTAGAGCAAGAGGCACAGTTCTCGCTAGGTCGTAGTACTGAGATTTCACGAGACGAAGTTAAGTTCCAAAAGTTCATTGATCGCTTGAGACGTAGATTCTCTGGACTGTTCTTGAACATTCTACGCAAGCAGTTATTGATCAAAGGTATCATTACTGAGCAAGATTGGGAAGAGTGGAAAGATGACATCTATGTAGATTTCATGAAGGACAACCACTTCACCGAACTTAAAGAGATGGAGATTCTTCGAGAGCGTGTTGGTCTAATGAATGAAGTAACACAGTACGTTGGTGAATACTTCTCTAAAGATTGGGTCATGCGTAATGTTCTTCAGTTAAGCGAAGACGATATGAAAGACATGAAGAAGGACATTGCTAAAGAAATCTCTGACGATGAGATTGTAGACAGGAGTCCTGGTGCTGAAGATGAGAAAGAAGAACCAGCACCTAAAGCACCTAAAGCACCTGCTCCTACTGCACCAGTTGCCGCACCTAAAGCGCCAGTTAAGAAAGACATAGATACAGCACAAGAAAAGTAAACGATAAACTTTGGAGAATATGATGTCAGAAGAAAACGTGATTATTGATGAATTAGAAGCAGAACCTATTGAGACTGGTTCTGAACCTATCGCTGATTTAATTGATGCGATAAAAGCGCAAGACTTTAATGCGGCAGAATCTCAGTTCAACGATTTAGTTGGCGAGAGACTATCAGATACACTTGATCAGGCGAAGATTGCTATTGCGGATCAAATATTTAATGCACAAGCAGAGACTTGGGCAGATGCTGGCGACGATACTGAGGATGACATTGAAGAAGATGAAGACCTCGATGATTCAGAAGTATAAATACTAATAAGTATAAATAAATGCTAGTAGATAAAAAACGTGAATCGGTCATTGAGAAGGCATCAGAAGACCACCTCTATTACGTAATGAAGCATAAGGAACTGTTCGCGGTTCCTATGCATCTTAGCACAGTGCAGTACATGAATGCTAAGAATATGCGGAACCAACTCAAGTTTAATGAGTTACTATATAAGAGGTTACTAGCATTTGATAGAGGCGGGATATACTTAGATATTGGAGTAGGACCTGCGTTTCTTGAGTATGCTAATAACGAATTAGGTAAGAAGTTACATCTATCTACAGTAGAGTGGGAAGAGCAAGTTGACCACTTTAAGTGTGTACGTGATTCGTGGAAAGTTACTGTCGATTACGAATGCAATGATATATTGAAAGATGATTTTAAAATACATAATTGTGAGACGTACTATGATTATGTATTACTTCAGAGATTCTTTCCTGTCTATAAGACCACAGGAACACAAAGAATTGATGATGTACTGACTAAGTTTGTACCGTATGCAAAGACTGCGATTATCATTGAGTCTGATACGAATTGGACAAAAGTGCAGTGGAAATATCTACTGTCGATAAGTAAAGAGCGTATTAAAGTCTATGGTGATTTTAATATGTTTATCATAGATTTGGAACAGTATAAATGAGATCATTCAAAGAAATTAGAGAAGCGAAGACTAAGATGCCTCCGGGCGAACATGTCTTCGATACTAAAGTTGGCAAAGTGAAGGTAATGATTCACAAAGATGCCAAAGGATTTACTGTCTTTATTGATGGTGAAAAACTCGACACCTATCGTTCGCAGAAAGAAGCGGAAAAGATGGGCGTAGCATTTGCCAAGGAAATGTAATGAAACTGATCACTGAATACACAGAGAATGATGTACAATGCATTGTCGAAAAGAATGCACAAGGTGAGAAGAAGTTTGTCATTGAAGGCATCTTTATGTCGGCAGAGCAAAAGAATAGAAATGGTCGTATTTACCCTAAGCAGATTATGGAACGTGCTGTAGATAAATACGTCAAAGAACAAGTAAGTCAGAAGCGAGCGGTTGGTGAGTTGAATCACCCCGAAGGTCCGACTGTAAATCTTGATAAAGTTTCACATCTCATTACTGACCTCCAGTGGGAAGGTAATGATGTTGTTGGAAAGGCACAAATATTGGATACTCCGATGGGTAGGATTGTAAAAGGTCTTCTCGAAGGTGGCGTTCAACTAGGTGTGTCAACTCGTGGTATGGGTAGTCTTGAGAATAGAAATGGCGTTATGTACGTTAAAGATGACTTTATGTTAAATACTGTTGACATCGTACAAGATCCATCGGCACCATCAGCATTTGTTAATGGTATCATGGAAGGCGTTGACTGGGTATGGAACAATGGTATCCTCTCTTCTCAGGTAATTGAAAATATGGAGACAGAAATAAGAACTGCTCCGAAAAAGCATCTCTATGAGACGCAGGTTCGGGAGTACAAGAATTTCCTCTCATTACTCAAGTCAAACTATTAAGGAGTCAAACATGTCGGAAGATATGAAAGTTGAACTTCCTATTGATGAGAATACATCAGTCGAGGAAGGAAGTGCTCAACAAATGCCAGTAGGCACCGAAGCAGACGCTATCGCGTCCGTAGATAAAGCAGAAGATGGAGTTAAGTCTAAAGCGCCAGCACGTAAGGGCGACAATACTAAACAAGATCCTGCACCAAAGACCAAAGCAGGTCTGCTCAATGCAATGTATGGTAAGTTATCTTCTATGAAGAAAGCGGATCTAAACGCTGTATATACCAAGTTCTCAGAAGATTTTGATTTTGAAGATATGGAAGTTTCAGATGCAGTTGCACTGCCTGAATTCTCTGTAACGGATGAGTTGAATGACCTTGTAGAATCTGAGCAAACTTTATCAGATGAGTTTAAAGCGAAAACTGCTGTAATCTTTGACACTGCTATTCGTTCAAAACTTTCAGAAGAAGTTGAAAGAATTGAAGATGAATACCAATCACGACTTGACGAAGAACTAGAGGCAACTCGAAGTGACCTTGTTGAGAAAGTAGATTCATATCTTAACTACGTAGTTGAGAACTGGATGAAAGAGAATCAGATTGCTGTTGAATCTGGTCTGCGTACTGAAATCGCTGAGAACTTTATGGGCAGTCTGAAAGACTTGTTTGTAGAATCTTACATCGAAGTACCTGAATCCAAAGTGAATCTTGTAGACGAACTAGCGGAGCAAGTTTCTGAGTTAGAAGAGAAACTTAATGCACAAACTGGTTCTGCCATAGAAATGTCTGAGAAGTTAGAAACTCTACAGCGTGACGCGATTATTCGTGAATCTGCTGGCGATCTTGCTGACACTCAGGTTGAGAAGTTAAAAGGTCTAGTTGAATCACTCGACTTCGAAGATGCTGAATCTTTCGCACAGAAAGTAAAGACTGTTAAAGAGTCCTACTTTAAGAAAGACGTAGTAGTTGTAGAAGAAGAAATCAACGAAGATTGGTCTGCTGAAGCATCTGCACCTGCACAAGGTTCAGTTATGGATCAGTACCTTACACAAATCAAAAAATCAAACAAGTAAATACTAGGAGTATTAACAAATGCAACAATCATACGATAAATTAATCGAAAAGTGGAGTCCAGTATTGGACGAAAGTTCTGCCGGTGTTATCACTGACAACCACAAAAAAGCAGTAACCGCCGCTATCCTTGAGAACCAAGAGAAAGCATTCCTCGAAGAAAGCAACATGCTTAACGAAACACCAACAAACACCAACGCTACTGTAACAGGTACTGCTAACTGGAATCCAGTATTGATTGCACTCGTTCGTCGTGCAATGCCTAACTTGATGGCATACGATCTTGCTGGTGTTCAACCTATGACTGGTCCTACTGGTTTGATCTTCGCTATGAAGAGCAACTACAAGACTACTCGTGCCGGTGCTACTTCTGGTGACGAAGCATTGTACAACGAAGCAGTAACTGGTTTCTCTGGTGATTCTTCTGCTACTACTGATGGTCGTGGTTCTTCTGGTCTAGTTGGCGCAACTGATACTGACGTTGACTCAAGCATTGCTGATTCTGGTTCTGTCTATGTACCAAAAGTTGGCGGCGCTATGCCTACTGCTGATGCTGAAGCACTTGGTGGTGCTACCGGTTCTGCATTCGCTGAAATGGGTTTCTCAATCGAGAAAGCAACTGTAACCGCTAAGTCTCGTGCATTGAAAGCAGAATACTCGCTTGAACTTGCTCAGGATCTTAAAGCAATCCACGGTTTGGATGCTGAAACTGAACTTGCAAACATCTTGTCTACTGAGATTCTTGCTGAGATCAACCGCGAAATCGTTCGTACTATCAACAGTCAAGCGAAGATCGGTTGTCTTACTTCTAACGTCCAGACTCAAGGTATCTTTGACTTGTCAACTGATGCAGACGGTCGTTGGAGCGTAGAGAAGTTCAAAGGTTTGTTAGTTCAAATCGAACGCGAAAGCAACCAAATCGCCAAAGACACTCGTCGCGGTAAAGGTAACGTAGTAATCTGTTCTTCAGATGTTGCTACTGCCCTTGTTGCTGCCGGTATGCTTGATTATTCACCTGCTATCTCTGCTAACTTGAACGTAGATGATACTGGTAATACCTTTGCTGGTGTTCTTAACGGTCGCACTAAAGTGTTCATCGATCCCTACGCCACTGGTGACTACGTTACTGTTGGTTATAAAGGCACTAACCCATATGACGCTGGTATCTTCTACTGCCCATATGTTCCTTTACAAATGGTTCGCGCAGTTGGCGAGAATGATTTCCAACCACGTATCGGGTTCAAGACTCGTTATGGTATGGTATCTAACCCATAT